TTTTATATTTAATTATTTTCTACTTAAAAGAGATGCAGCTGCTTTTATGTATCAAAATAATATTATTTATGACAATGGTATGTTTGGTACTTGGGGAGATACACAGATACCTAATACGTATTCACATTATGCAGATCCTGTAATGGAAACATTGTTAGTTAAGATGTTACCAGTCATGGCTAGAGAAACAGGATTACAATTAATTCCAACTTATTCTTATGCAAGAATATATAAAAACGGAGATATATTAAGAAGACATAAAGATAGACCTTCTTGTGAAATATCAACCACGTTAAATTTAGGTGGGGATCCTTGGCCTATATTTATAGATGGTACAGGTGCAGATACGGTTATAGATGAGTATAAAGGTATTATAAAACCTAATGCACCAGCAGGTACAGAAGTGCTTTTAGAAGTAGGGGATATGTTAGTCTATTCTGGATGTGAATTAGAACATTGGCGAGAACCTTTTAAAGGCAATGTTTGTGGTCAAGTATTTTTACATTATAATCATGTAAATGGCCCATTTGCTGATAAAAATAAGTTTGATGGAAGACCTTTACTAGGCTTACCTTCTTTTGTAAAATAGTCTAGTTCTATACTAAACCAAAAATATATTGTAAAATACGCCTATGGCTTTAGCGAAAATACCATTTAACCCTGGTTTTAATAAACAAATCACAGATACCCAAGCTGAAAATGTATGGGTTGATGGAGATAATGTACGTTTTAGATACGGAATGCCTGAAAAAATAGGGGGTTGGCAGCAGTTAGTTAACAATACTTTAATAGGGGTTGCAAGAGCACAACATGTATTTGCGGATTTAGATGGTCGTAAGTACGCAGCAATTGGAACTAATAGATGTTTATATATTTATTTTGATGGGGACTTTTATGATGTTACGCCAATCGACCCTGATCGACAGTCCACGGGCGCTAATATAACAACTACAAATGGTTCAACAACTGTAACAATTACAACATCGAGTGCGCATTCCATTGAAGTTGGAGATATTTTAACGTTTGAAAATGCAGGGTCTTTTACTGGCGGTCAAACAAGTTATACTGCATCTGATTTTGATGATGTATTGTATGAGGTACAAACAACTCCAAGCACTACTACATTTACTATTCAAATGGCGACAGCGGAAACAGGAACAGGGGCAACGAACGACGGAACATTAGATCCATTACCTTACATTAGAATTGGAGATATATTTCAAAGTCCCGCTTTTGGTTGGGGGATTGGTAAATGGGGAACAGGAACTTGGGGAACTCCAAGAACTGCAACAAATGTATTTCTAGACCCAGGAGTTTGGTCATTAGATAATTTTGGACAAAATTTAATTGCAACCGTACATAATGGCAGAACATTTCAATGGCTACCTATTCAAGCAAGTGGGACTGGTGCATTAACTACTAGAGCAACATCCGTTGCAACTAATCCAACTAAATCGGTTATGACTATTGTATCAGACCAAGATAGACACTTATTTCATTTAGGCACTGAAACAACAATTGGTACTCCATCTACACAAGATAAAATGTTTATACGATTTTCAGACCAAGAAGATATATCGGATTACGCACCAACGTCTATTAATACTGCAGGAACATTCAGAATTGATAACGGAACTCAAATTATTGGAGCTACAAAAGGTAAGGACTATATTATGATTCACACCAATACCGCAGCCTATGTAACTCAATATGTTGGTCCGCCTTTTACATTCTCAATTAGACAAGCGGGTGCGAACTGTGGATTGATTGGACAAAAAGCATCTGTGTTCGTAGACGGTGCAGTATACTGGATGTCCGATGAAGGTGGATTTTTTGTCTACGACGGTACAGTTAAAAAATTACCTTGTTTAGTTGAGGACTTTGTATTTCAAACCACAGGAACAAATTTAGGAATTAACAGAGATGCAGGAGAACAGGTTTACGGAGTACACAACAGTTTGTTTTCTGAAATATCATGGTTCTATCCAAAGAATGGATCAGATGCAATTGATCGAGTAGTAACTTATAATTACGCAGAACGAACATGGGTTACTGGATCGTTAGCTAGAACTTCAGCTGCAGATGCGTCTATATATGATAAACCTTACATGACTAAGTTTACAGAAAATGTTGCACCAACTTATCCAACTGTAAATGGGATTTCTACATCACAAGGCGCTACAACATATTACGAACACGAAACAGGGGTTAATGAAGTAGATTTTGCAGGTAATAAAACTGCTATATCTGCTTACATACAATCAGGTGATTTTGATTTGGATGTAGAAGGAGATGGAGAATTTTTTATTAAAGTTAGAAGATTTATACCAGACTATAAAGTATTAACAGGAAACTCTAAAGTTACATTAGATTTAAGAGACTATCCAAATCAAACAGCATCAAGTTCATCATTGGGGCCGTTTACAGTAACCTCTTCTACAAACAAAGTAGATACACGTGCTAGAGCAAGACTTGCAGCATTAAAAATAGAAAATGATGCGGTTGACGAAAATTGGAGACTTGGTTTATTTAGATTTGATATACAACCTGACGGTAGAAGATAATGGCTAAGATTACAGTACAAATACCAGAACCTAAAGAACAATACGAAGCAGATAACCAACGTCAGTTAAATGCATCTTTAGAAACATTAAAGAACCAGTTAAACTTTTCATTTCAAGAAGACTTAAAACAAGAGGTAGAAAGATTTACTTGGTTTAACATGAGGTCTAATTAATGTCTTGTAATAATGTTAATACCGAACCAAACAATGTAATCATAACTCCTGGTGGAACAGGAACAGATGCGTTTGGAAGACAAAGAGTATCTAATCCATTAACAATATTTGACAGTGCTAACGTAATGTCAAAAAATAATTTATTTGATGAATCATTAACAGGATCTGGGACAGTTACTTATACAGCAAATAAATCTACAGTTAATTTAAATGTAACCACAGCTAGTGGTGATAAAGTTATTAGACAATCAAAAAGAGTAATGTCTTATCAACCAGGTAAATCATTATTAATATTAAATACTTTTGTAATGAATGCTCAAGAATCTGGGCTAGAACAACGTGTTGGTACATTTGATGCTAACAATGGAATATTCTTTGAAGATACTGGAACAGGTTATCAAATAGTCAGAAGATCATACACCTCAGGGTCTAGTGTTGACGATCCTATTTTACAATCCGCTTGGAATGGGGATAAATTAGATGGCACTGGTGCATCGGGATATACATTAGATCCAACTAAAGCAACAATTTTATTTACCGACTATGAATGGTTAGGTATGGGAGCTGTAAGAGTTGGATTTGTAATTGATGGTTCTTTCATTGTTGCACATACATTTTTAAATGCAAATAATCTATCTACCGTTTATATGCAAACAGCAAACTTACCAATACGATATGAAATAGAAACTACAGGAACAATATCAGGAACAGCCGCATTACAACAAGTTTGTTCAACTGCAATGATTGAAGGTGGATATGCTCCTTCTGGAGTACAACAAATGATTGGTACAGCTTCTTTAGGTGGAGTTAATTTAACAACTGCTGGAACTTTTTATAATTTAGCAACCATAAGATTAAAATCAGCAAGACCTTATGCAGTAATTGTATCACAAGGATTTGATGCATCAGCAGTATCTAACTCTGATTTTGAAGTGCAATTAATTTTAAACGCTACACCATCTGTATCATTTTCTTATACTAGTTATTCAGATAATGTAGAATATGATTTAACAGGAACAACCACAATTACTGGGGGGACTATCATAGGTAAAGCTTATTTATCAGGAAAAGCATCTAATTCTATTCAATTTGGAGACGGTTTTAATTTTGAGTATCAGTTAGGACAGACAATTGGAGGTACTTCTGATACACTAACACTATGTGCTAAAGGTGCATCAAATGGTGATGACATTGTTGGCAATTTAAAATGGGTTGATTTAACATAATGGCAAATATATATAAAAACGCATTCTATGATCCAACAACTACAGCATCTACAACGCTGTATACGGCACCCATCAAATGGTGATGACATTGTTGGCAATTTAAAATGGGTTGATTTAACATAATGGCAAATATATATAAAAACGCATTCTATGATCCAACAACTACAGCATCTACAACGCTGTATACGGCACCAGCTAATGCGAGAGCGATCATTCAAAATATACAAGTAACGAACGAATCAGGGTCAAAAGTATTTAGAACAAACGTAACTGATAATTCAGCATCTACTACGTATCAAATAGCATATGCTAGTATCTCTGGTCCTACGATCTGTAATGTTGCGAAGGGGCCTATTATATTAGAGGAGAATGATTCTATTGCACTTGAAACATCGACCACGGATGCTATAAGTGCAGTGATGTCTATATTAGAAATATCTAGAGAAGATCAAAATGGCTAAACAAAAGTTTACGCACTTTGTTCCTAGACCAAAACCTAGGAAGCGTCCTGGACGCCATAAAAAGACGCTTAACAAAAACGAAAAAAGAGACTATAAAAAGTATAACAGACAAGGAAGAGTATGACCAAAACAGTAATAATTGATGGTAAAGAAGTTCCAGTATTACCAGCTAAAGCAGAAGAAGAAATTCTTAATAAAAGAACTAACGTAAAATACGCTAGTAAAGAAGAATTTGATGCTGATGTTGCAAATCCTAATACTGATACTACTGCCGAAGATTTACAAATTAATCAAAAAATAACAGTTGCATCGTTGGATATATTTGGTAAAACCAAGTAATGCAACCTCAAGGTGGAACTGAACTCCAGCATGGTTTTTTAGAAAAGTATGCTGATAAAAGTTTATTAGATCAAGTACAGATTACAACTTCTGTGCCTGAAAAAATTCCATTACATCCAACTAAACCAAATATTCTTTGGCAAAAAAATTCATACGATCAACCTAACATAGCGCCATGGTTTAAAAACAAAGCTAACCACAATAAGTATGACTGGTATGTTTTTAATAGTCATTGGAATTATGAAAAATTTAGATATTACTTTGATGTACCGACTGAACGATGTACTGTAATTAAAAATGGTTGTGTGTCCTTTCCAAAAAGAAAACCTTATAAAAAAGGCGATCCTATTAAATTAATATTTCATCCCACACCTTGGAGGGGATTAAATGTATTGTTAGCTGCAATGCAAAAAGTAAAAAATCCATTAGTTAAATTAGATGTGTATAGTTCAACTCAAGTATATGGAAATGATTTTAAAGAAGCTAATGATCATAAATGGGTGCCTTTATATAAACAAGCTGCTGAATTACCTAATGTAAATTATATTGGTTATAAACCTAATAGTTATATTTTAGAAAATTTAAATAAGTACCATATCTTTGCTTATCCAAACATCTGGGAAGAAACTTCTTGTATTTCTGCAATTGAAGCTATGTCTGCTGGATTATATTGTGTGATGACCAATCATGGCGCATTGTTTGAAACTTGTGCTGAATTTCCTATTTATGTTAATTATGTAAAAGACTATAAACTATTAGCTCAATCGTTCGCTGCTGCTATTGATATTGCCGCAGAAACATTACATGAAAAAATAATACAAGATCATTTGGATGTCCAACAAGATTTTTATAAACGATTTTACAATTGGAATAAAAAAGGTAATCAATGGAATAACTTTTTACAAGGGGTAATAGCAAATGCCAAAAAATAATGATTGGTTAAATGAAGATACTTATCAAACAATTAAAGAGGTAAATGTGAGTCCACAAGATCCATCAAAACCAATATGGTTTGAAAAAAAAGAAGAAACTAAAACAGATAAAAAACAAATAAAACTATGTGTAGGAACACCAGTACACTCTGAAGTATCTATACATTATGCACAATGTTTATTAGAAATTCAAAAAGAGTTTATGACTAACGAAGATAAAGTGTCTTTTTTAATGCATAAGTCATCATTAGTGACTCAAGGACGAAATTTAACAGTAGCATCTTTTTTAGAGACTAGCGCTGATTATTTATTATTTTTAGATTCAGATATTGGAATTAATCCTGAAGTTATTTATAAGATGATAAAGACCGATAAGGATGTAGTTTGTGTGCCTTACCCATTAAAAAGTTTACAGTGGGGTAAAATGTTTGAAAGATTTCAAAAAGGTAAAATTAAAACAGCTGATGATTTAGAAACAGCTGCATGTACGTACCCAATACGATTAAAAGACCAAACAGAAATATCTTTAAACAAAGATGGAACTGTTGAAATAGAATCAGCACCTGCAGGTTGTCTACTCATTAAACGATCTGTATTTGACACATTAATTGAAAAATATCCAGATAGAAAGATAAAACAAAAAAGTGTAATCAACGGTAAATTAGAAGAAAAGAAACATTATTATAATTTTTTTGATACCATTCATGATAAAGAAACTCAAACTTACATGGGTGAAGATTATGGATTTTGTAAACTTTGGACTGATTTAGGTTATAAAGTACATGCCTTAGTAACTGAATACATTATGCATGTTGGTGAGCATCAATACATTGGAAGATTTGTAGATGAGTTTGAAAAAACCAACTAAATTATATTTAACTTCTCCAACAACTGGTCAAGTAGATATACATTACATGCGATCTGTATTTCTATTACAGGCAGAATGTAACAAAAGAAAAATCGGAATTACTTTACACTTACATAAAAGTTCTATTGTAACATTTGGTAGAAATGCGTGTACCGCAGCATTTTTAAACTCCGATGCAACGCACATGTTGTTTGTAGATACAGATATTCAATTTGATGAAAAAGATATATTTAGAATGATGGAAGCTGATGAAGAAGTAACTTTAATACCTTATCCAATGAAATGGTTGGATTGGAAGAAAGCAAGTGAAATGCATCAAAGACACGGTATACCGGTAAACAAAGGTGCTTTTCATTTTCCTATGAAAGTTATCAATGAAGATGACTTTGAATTTGCAGATGGTTGGATGGAAATAGAAAGAGGCCCTGCAGGCTGTATGTTAATTAAACGTGAAGCAATTGAAAGAATGATTAAGTTCTATCCAGACCTTAAAGTTAAACAAAATCATTTAGTTAATGAAAGTGTTAAAAACTCTACGCATTCTTATAACTTTTGGGATACTGAATTTAACAAAGAAACAGGTCAAATAATAGGTGAAGATTTTGCCTTTTGTGACCGGTACAGAAAGGCTGGTGGACGTATATTTGCTCTCATAGACTCTGAAATAGCCCACCATGGTAACTATCCTTTTAGAGCCAAGTTCATTGACGAATGCCGTAAAATTGAGTAAATTCATCTATATACGTATTTAAAACAGGAGTTATAACAATATGGATCCATTAACAGCCGCATTGATTGCAGGCGGTATTAACGCATTACAAGGCAAAAGAGGTTCTGATCTTTTAAAATCAACAGTTAGAGATGCTGCCATTACTTATGGGATTGGTGCAATGACTGGTGGTGCTACAACAGCTGCAGATGAAGCTGGAAAACAAGTAGCAACACAAGCTGCAACAGAAGCAGGTAAACAAGCATTACCACAAGCGGCTTCTCAAACCGCTTTACAAAAAGGAATGTTACAACCTGAGTTGTATCAAACTGCTGGAAGAGAAATTGTTACAAAAGACCCAACCATGTTAGGAAGAGTAAAATCAGGATTAGAAACATTTACTGATGTATTCAGGTCTCCAACAGGACCAGAAGGAGTTAGAGAAATTGATAAATTTAAAGTAGGTATTGGAGCAGGAACTTTAGGTGCTGGTTTGTATGCAGCAGGAGCATTCGATCCAAAAACACCAACTCCACCAAGTATACCCGGTGCGAATATGATTTACTATTCACAACCAGAAGCATTTAGAACTTTTGGTACTGAAGAAATAGACCCCTCTAAATTTCCAGAAAAACCATATGCTAATATGCAAGCAGGTGGAATAGCAGGTTTAACAACTGCAAGAGAACAAATGCAAGAAATTGAAGAAATGAGAAGAAAACTAGAAGCACTTCAAGAAGCATATGACCAAGAAATAAGTCAACGATCAACTAACGAACCAAGTGATGCAGTAGAACAAACAAGTAAATTTAACAAAGGTGATTTAGTAGATGCGTTACCAAGTAAAACAAATAAAGATGAAAATAATGAAAAGAATTATAAAAGAACTTCTGGTAAAATGGTAGTTGATTCTGCAGGCAAAGGATCCGAAAATAAAGATACTATGCTTGCTCAACTAGCCGATGGTGAATTCGTAACTAAGTCAAGCGCTGTACGGGGTGCGGGAATCGCAATGGGAGCAGATCCTAAAAATAAACAACAACAAAGAGAAATGGGTGCAAAATATTTTTACGACCAAATGGCAAAATTAGATCAAATAGCTAGTATGGGAAGAAGATAATGTATTTAATACAATTTAAACCAGAAGAAATAGATAAAGTTTGGCCTTTGGTTAAAGATAAAATTCAAGCAGCTTTGGATCGAAATAGAAATTTCAGAGACCACACCCATGTAAAAGAAAATTGTAAAAAAGGAATCGAACAACTATGGGTGATAACCGATAAAAAAGATGATATACATGGAGTATGTGTTTCGCAAATAATGGAACAAGCTAATTACAATATTGGTTTAGTTCGAATTGCAACAGGACACGATTTACCGTTATGGGTAGATAAGATAAAAGAATTTGAAGACTGGGCTTCGAAACATTTTGATTGTAAAAAGATTGAGGTTTACGGGAGACCAGGATGGAAAAAAATGTTAGCACCATTAGGATATGAATTTTCTCATGTTCAAATGGATAAATTTATAGGAGGACTGAACTAATGTCATCAGGCGGAGGTGGAGGTGGAGGCGGAACACCCGCAAACACTACAAACGTACAAACTATAAGAGAAGCACCAGAGATCGAAGCAAGAAGACTTGGGTTGATGGATGAAGCACAAAGAGTTGCAAGACAACCATTAAATTTACCAGGTTTTCAAACTGCAGGATTAACTCAAGAACAACAAGCAGCTGGAGCTCTTGCTGGTCAAACTGGAGTTGGAATATCTTCTATTACAGGAGCACAAACTGCTGCCGCAATGACGCCATCTTCACAACAGTTTCAACAATATTTAAATCCATATCAACAATATGTAACTGACGAAATAAGAAGACAAGCTCAAATGCAAGAACAAGATATTGCAACAAGAGCTATTAGTTCTGGAGCTTTTGGTGGTGGTAGAGAAGGTATTCAAAGAGCAGAATTACAAAGAGCGACTCAAGCAAACATTGGTCAAGAACAACAAAAAGCATTTTTAGGTGCATTAGGTGCGTTTCAACAAGGCCAAGCATTACAAGCTCAAACGGGTATTTCAGCCGCAGATGCATTAATGAGACAAAGACAATCTGATATTCAAAATTTAAGTACAACCGGTGCAACTGCACAAGCAACTGAACAAGCAAGATTGGATGCTTTAAGACAGACTCAAGAAAGAGATATTCAAGATCCATACACTAGATTATCTTTTGTTAGTGATATTCAAAGAGGGGTTCCTTCTTCACAACAAGCAGTAACACAAACCGCAGCACCTAGTACAAGTCCAGCCGCACAAGCGCTTGGAACTGGTCTTGGAGCTTATGCTGCATTTGCAGGTAAATAATGAGTAAAGTATTAGAAAGAAAATATTTTAGAAAAAAAGCTGTAAAACACTTTAGAGCTGGTGGTATTGTTACTTTAAAAGAAGGTGGTTTTTTTGAAGATGTTCCTTTAGGCCAAGCTTTAAAATCAGCAGGTGAAACAGTTGTTAAAGAAGGTAAAAAAGCAGGAGCAGCTTTATATGATTTAGGTGCCGTGCCTATTAACTTAGGAGCTGAATTTTTAACAGGAACTAATCCAGGATACTCAGGGACAAAATTTTTTAATGTAGAAGGTTACGATCCTGATAAAGCTTATTTTATGGGTATTGAAACAGATGCAGCCCCAAAAACATTAGACGAAAAAAGACAAACTCAAAAGATGGAACAAGATACAGAAGTATCTGGTTTAGAAAAAGAAGTTCAAAAAGATCCAACTTTAATTGCAAAATTAACACCAAAGAAAAAAACAACTGAAGACATTAAAATTTCAACTGGTAGTGAAGAAACAGATACTATTTTAAATAATTATTTAGTAGCACAAAAACCAGGAGATGTAGTTGAAAAAAGTTTAATTGATGATACACCAAAAGACCCTGTTGAACTAGCTACCAAAAAACAACTTCGAACAATAATGGATGAAGTTGCTGAAGAACGAAAACAAGGATCTCAAGTTAATTTACCATTAATGAGATTAGCGTTAGGTTTAATGAAAGGCACTTCATATCAAGAAGGTTTACCTGGTTTTGCTGAAATATTTGCGGGTGCAGGTGAAGGTGCATTAGAAACATTTATTGAACAAGAAAAACAAAGAAGCGATGCTGATTTAGAGTTAATGGAACTAGCTACAAAATTAAAAATATCACAAGATGAAGTTGAGTCTAGAAAATATGCAGTCGATAAACAAGCAGAACTTTATGGTCTAAAAAGTTATGACCCTAAAAAACATCAAGAGTCAATGTCTAAAATTCAAAATTTATCTAGAACTAAAAATAGTATTTTAGAAGCAATGTCAATTATTGGACAAGCAGGACCACAAAGCACGTTCGATAAAATTGGAGGAGATGTTGCATCTGTTCTTGAAGCAGTAACAGGAACAGACACTGGAAATCAACTTCCTGCTCAAAGATTAAAATTAATTATTAATGATTTAAAAGTAGCGTTTGCTAAAGAACTAACAAGAGGACTAAGCCCAGTTAGTGACAGAGATATTAAAAGAATTGAAAAAATTTTAGCGAGTTTTTCTTACACTGAAAGTCCAGCGCAATTTAATACTAAATTACAAAAAATGTTAGGTATTATAAATGGTCAATTAGAATTAGAAGCAGGTCAGTATGGTTACACATATCAAAATCCAGAAAGTAGTTTTGGAGGATTTACAAACAATTCAGGTAAAACAATAGATGAAATCATTGCTGAAAAAAATAAAAAATAAAGGTTATGTATGCTAGACTTACAAGATTTAAATGTAGAACAACTCCAAAAGTTAAAAGATGGAAAGCAATTAGATCTTGAAGATTTAAACATTGATCAATTAAATATCTTAAAACAAAAAGGTTACGCTGACGATAAAAATATGTCTCAAGATGGAGATGTATTTAAATTTTCTCAAGGAAACATCACAAATCCATTTGGTGCTAATGATGATATCGATAACACTAAAGGTGTTAAGAAATTTAATTTTAGATAGATC